ATCATCGGATAACTCCCCGCTAGTAAAGTGGTTACATACAAAACAATAAGTATGTCCATCATCGTATACGGAATTACCGTCTGACGAACCGCAGTTATCACAGCTTGTGTGATATAAGAAGGTTGATTCATCGGAGCCAGTCAACTGGGATTGCATAGTAAGCACACCAAGGGAAACCGTTTTTTTCTGCCCATTTTGCGTATGTAGTTTTAGAGCGTTTAGAAATTTTATTATTAGGTGATTGAAATATAATACGAATGTCTAAGTCTGGATGAGATTCTTTAACAGCCTTCATCTTACGCCTCTGATCTGGAGGAAAGTAACCTTTAGCTTCGAGGTATATATCCCCAACCTTGAAGTCGGGGATGTAGTTTGCCTCGATAAGATAAGGTAGTTTCTCAGATTCATACTGATAAGGCACTTTCATCTGATCTAACAAGTCAGCAACTTGTTCTTCTAAATGACTACGCATTAGAAGTCGTCAGCTTCAACAGAGCTAGGAGTACCAGTTGCTTCCACGTTAGGGTCTTCAACCTTAAAACCACTGGTAGCACCAAATAGATCGGCTGCATCTTCGGCTGACATGTCTCCATTATCAACTACACCAGCTCCATTGTTAAGACTAATAACTTGGACTGCCTTTAGTTTTAATGATGTACCAATGTCACCGCTTGGAAGTACATAAGGTTTTTGGAAGAAAGCTATCTTAACTTTACTACCGCTGTATATGGGTGTATCTTTATCTTTGATCTGTGTTCCTTCTGTGTCAACAACAACAGGGATAACCTTGTCGCCATCTCTCCAGCTGAAACGTATGTGGTATGTACCTTTAGTATTATCAAGCTCTTCCCAAGGCTCAGGCTTTACAGTAACCCTTTTAGGGTTCTTAGCCTTGCTTCTCGCCCATTCTAAGGCAGAGAGGCGTTCCTCTTCTAGTTTAGATACAAGCTCTTCTTTTACAAGAGCTGATAGTTTGTATCCCCATTCACCTGCTTTTAAGATAGCTTGGAAGCCGTCTAGGGTTACAGGTTCGGGTGTTACATAAGTGTGGGCCATGTTTAACAGAAAAAATAGGTGGAATTTGAAACAACTTTAGGGTCTAATGTTCCAACGATTGGTGGTGGTTCCGAGGCGTTGATGGTTTTGGCAAACTCTGACAGCCAACATTTCTCGGAAAAGATATTGGAGTAGGTTTCTCGCACAAGGCGATTGAGTGTTCCCATGTCTCCTGCTCTGCATAAAACAGAATCATGGATAACTGTGAATGGTTCATCGAATTGATTAAAAGATCTGTGAAGGATCGAAGCATCGAATGAATGTATATAATTGGGGGCAGTACTAGACTTATGTTTGGTAGGACTAGGTGTAGATTTACCAGTAGGTATTCTTACTTGAGTCCTTCCTAACAGCTGTAGTTCCATTATCTGTGTCTCAATGTCATCTCTTTTTTGATTGACTGTGAAACCAGATGGTGTTACCCACTCAACTTCTCTAGCACCATTTCTGATGTAAAGTCCGACATGCTTCTTTATCCATCGCATCACATTCATTGGGCCAGGTACGATACTGTCCATACTACTGTAAATAGCATTGACAACCTGTGTTAACTCATCCTTTGTAGGATTGATACCCTTTTCAAGTAATGCCTCACGTATGTACTTGCGACTACTATCCTTAGTAGCATTGTAGGGAATTGTCATCACGGTGCGTTTGCACACGGAACGATTCATCCACGAGTGCATGTAATCAGGGAGAAACTGTTTAGCATTTTCAGCTACTGCTCTGTAAGCATCACTAGGTTTTTCACTAGGTACTACATTAACAAGTTCAGCTGTGCTTTTGTCTGCTGCCAAAGCTGCAAGGATCTGTAATCCTGAGCACGTGGCATCAACAGCCACCATTAGACCTGTAGTAGGTTTATCTTTAGCAATACAACAGTGGTAGTATTCATGACATGAAGACATGAATTGCCAAGGCTCGTCTACCTCTTCCCATTCAGACAAATATCTAACTGGGTCAGTAGCAACTTTAGTGATAAGCTCGGTATTCTCAGACACCCATTGATGTCTGTCCTCTAGTGTGCTTTTATCTAAACCATAAGTTGTGGCTACTTGGAAAGACAACCATAACTCTGCTTCATCTGTCACACTAGACTCATCAGCAAAGTTTAAGATAGCTTTACCAAAGTCTGTATCTTGAGGTGTGAGGAAGGCTGGGATGGGGTATGCTCTTCCCCTGTAGTCGAATGACCAACATAGGTAGAACGACTCATCTTTAAATTTCTCAGCTGCCTCTAATTGTGTTCTGGTTCTGACTGATCTCTTAAAATTGATACGGTCAGCATTGTAAGCCTCAGCCATAGATCTTCTCCATGACAAGTTAGACTTAGCATCATCATCAGCATCAGCAGGACGTGATGGTTTGTAAGCTGGAGCTATAGGTATAAACTTACCTATTACTCTACCTCTTAACCTCATCTCCTCTGCTACTTCCAGTACATGACGATTTACACAGTACTTCACCCGCTGTAACTTGTTTAAGAAGTTAATTGGTGCTTCCCCGTGTTTAATGTAGGGGTTAGATTTTCTAGTCAAATCGTGACCTCTCATCATACGATTAGTTAAGTAACCACCGTAGATGATACTACCCTCCTCATCATAGCCCCAATCGTCTGGTACGACTAGCATTGGCCAAGGTATTCCAGAGAATAGTTCAGCTGTTTTAATCAGCTCGTCACGTTTTGTCTCGAACTCAGGTGTGGGTACAACCTTATATTCGTAGCGTTTGCGGTGGGTTTTGCGTTTGTTGATGGTGAACCATCCTGTGGACTCCATAACTGCAGTCAAACCCCATCTACCAAGAGATACCTTTGTCTTTGTACCCCATGCTGGCCATCGTATGTCATGCTCACCAAATTTCTTGCTGGCAATAACTTGTTTCTGCATTGTACCGCAGGCATCATGAAAATACTTGTCACTAATATAGTGCATAAGCCCTGGGTAATTATGCTTATACCATCTAAACTTACACTCTGTCTCAAGTGCAGATCCAATGGCAGACATAGTTGGAACGAGTACGTTAGCTTGTCTTTTAGTGCTGAATACCCTGTCAAATGTTACCTTCAATAGGATGGTAGCAATAGCCAACGGCTCCAGCTCGTCAAGATACAGTGAGATCTCTTTATAGAACTTACCTGCTTGCCCTTTACTCAAGCGGTAAAAGGTATCTTCAACGGTCTTGATTAAGTACGGTAGTGCTTCTCTGATTGATGACACCCCGTACACGCTTGCGGAAGCGTAGGATTTCCCTTCTAGTTTCTCTAAAGAATCGTGAAGTCTTTGCTTCCCACAGCTGATTGCCTCCTGCTCTAGGAGAAATTGTCGGTGTAGGTTTGTATGCGTCACCATAAGCGAGAAAGAGTGAGTATTCGTAGTCATCAAGACGGTCAATTTGTCGTTGTGTCAAATTAGTCATCATAAATTTTACATTGTTGTTCATAGGGAAATACTTTACAGTACTCCTCCATGCTGCTGAAGCATTGCCAGTTGGGTAGATAAAACCCTAACTCACATGCTGCATTACGTTTGGTCATTAGTTGACCTTGGGAAGCTAGTGTAACTAAGAACTTGTTTATTGTTGGTGGGCCACACGGGTCAAGCTCAAGGCTGACCTCGCCAGTCTCATCATCAATGTAGTAACCTAGTCGATCTAACAGTTCTGATAGGTCATGTGGATTGATTGTCATAAGATGTCAGATAAGGTGTCCAGTATTGCATTACCTGTCATGACTACATAATCGTGGTCATCTACAAGTAAGTTTTTCATGTACCGTTTAGCTGCATTAGCTTGGCGATATGCTCGCTCCTCAATCTTGCCGTCAGTCTTCATTGCCCTGACGACACAAACATACGAGGCGGGCAAATCCCAGGTGAGAGCTGCCTCATGACCCATATCAAAGGAGACTTGAGTTAACTCGTCAGTGGCTTTCCACTTGTTGAGTTCTTTTATTCTGTTTTCAAAAGGGTCGGGTCTAGCCATGATAATGAGTACCTATAAGAGTCAGATGGTTCTGGTGGTTGAGCTAGCATGATGATGGAGATAATACTCAGAGGTACTATCCAGAACATAATTAAGTTCTCGAAGTCTCTCATACCAGCTCCTCATCAAATCGCTTCATAGCAATCTCAGCTTGCTTGTCCTCATCGTAGTAAGGAAAGGCTGCCTTGACCTCTTCAAAGATAGTTTCAAGGCGTTCTTGTGCGTGTGGTGTACTCATAATTAACAAATAAAGTGTCCGCTACAGGAGAATGACCATCTGAATGGATACATGTCACCGTATTCTTTGGCAACACGTTTGTCTATGATCTGTGCTATTGCGTCCCTGTCTTGGTATGTTAGACAGTCGGCAACATTGATGTCCTTGGTGCGGTGGAGCTGCTTGTTATGCTCCTCCGCTTGTTTCATGAGGTCATCGTACTCCATTAGTTGAGATCCTCCTCTTGCTTGAGTGTTCTGAGATTGTGTGTTTCAATCTTGAACTGTTCATCATTGGAAGGTCTATCCATAATCCTAGCGAGCCTACACATTACGGATTCTTTGCTATCAAAGACACCTAGTAGCATATCTTCCATTGTGTATGGGCTGACACGTACCAGTGTGTAAACGATAGGGTCATCGCAAGCATCAAAGGTCTTGATGTACTTGTCAGTTGTTGGTTGGGTGATGTTTGTTTTGATGGTATTAGCCATGTGATTGGAGCCAGTTAAGTGAGCGTTGCATAGTGTATGAGTCATCGTCAAACTTGCCAAAGGCTACGTTGCATGAGTCGCATATGTAACCTCTAAACTTGTCAGTCTTATGGTCATGGTCAAGAACCCATTTGGTGGTATGCCTACCACACGCAGGGCAATCCCCAGGAATTGGCACAGGATGCTGCCTCCTAAGTCTACGTCTTACCGTAGCTTGTTTGTTTGAGCAGCACTTACAAGTATTCTTGCGTCCTGCTCCAGCTGTAGAAAAGAGTGGGAAGTCTTCTAGTGGTTTGACCTCCCCGCACTCTTTACATTGTTTAGAGGCAGTCACTGAAGTAACTGGTGTAGATGACCTCATCTGATAGGTGGCCAAGGCCAGCATCTTCGAGTATGTCGTAGATGTCTCTACCATCTTGGTCAAATTCTACAGTAACAGTGTTGTTAGCTGCTGGGTTGTAGTTGTACCCTGCCTCCAATATGGAGGAGGATACAGACTTGTCGAATGTAACAGTCATTGTGTGGCTAGACATTAGGGAGTACAGGTTGTTGCAAGACTCGCACCTTGGCAAGCTTGTGTTTGTAGATAGAGACTGGTGTGATCTCTTTGCACTTGACACTCTTGAGTTTGCAGTTGGCATTGACCCAGAATCCTAAGCTCATGTTAGGCTGTGCAAGTAAGTGGGCGATAGCTCTACGAGATACGTTGGTGTACTCATAGCGTGTATCTGTCAAGAACTCAACGATAGCTGTGC